GACGACGATCAAGATGACGATTTTGATTATACTGATTATAGTATGCGTCAGGGTGAGCGTGGTATGGAGGAAGGTGTTGCTGGCCCTAAACAGTGTTGGCCAGGACATCGCAAAGTAGGAACTCAACCAGGCACAGGCAAGAATGCAGGCAAGCGTGTAAATGATTGTGAAAAAATTAAAAAAGAAGATCTTATAAATTTAAACAATTTAGATGATTTTAATATCTATCTTGAGTTATTAGATCATATGATCAAAAAATAAAATTAATTACTTCTAAATCATTAAATATTAGATGATATTTATTGAACCACCTTGGATTCCTAACTGGCTTAATGAGTCAAAAATCAAATCCTTAGCAGATGCTGATTTTAAACCTGGATCAGTGTACTTCTACGAAAGCCACGCTCAAGCACTAAGAGAAGTCAATCTACATAACTTTCTAAATGATCAGCATTACAATCATCTAAAGTCTGATCCAACGTCTAAAATTCTAATGTTTTTCCCCGATGAGTACTTTAACCTGTTCGACATCGAAAGATTTGTTAGACATATTCAAGATAAGCAAATTAATCCTGAACAAATTTATTTTTTAACCATGGATGAAAATTACGAACAATTTGCTAGATCAGAATTTCACAATCGAGGATGTAACATAAAAGTAGATAACTATAACCTTCTAATGAAAAATGTAGTTATTCCAGATCAATTAGAAGATCGCCCTTATAGGTTTTCTTGTTTAAGCAGGAATTATCTACCATGGAGATTGTTTTTATACATAGAATTAGTACAACGGAATCTTATTAAAGACTTTAACTTTACCTTTAATAAGATTAATCCCTACTCTAAATTTACATATACTTTAGATGAGTTAAAAACTGATCTCCAGAAAGCAGGTTATGGAATCGATCAGCTAACAGATGCATTCTTAAACGGAATTCCTTACGAATTACAAGGTGCTAGTGTTTTTCACAAAATGCCTATCGAGTCTTATAGGATGATACAGTCTAGTTCGGTACATATACTAGTCGAATCTCATTTTGATCCATTTAATCATTACATCGGAGAAAGGTCGAAATATCATCCAGATGCATTTGCTCCGGCATTTATGACAGAAAAAACATGGAAAGTAGTAGCTTGTGATCGACCATTTATTGCTATGTCTACTCCATTCTTTATAAAAGGGTTCAAGCAACTAGGATATAAAAGCTTTTCTCCTTTCATTAATGAAGATTACGATAATATCATTAACAATCGACAAAGATTAAAAGCAATTATTGAAGAAATAGAAAGATTATCAAGGTTACCAAAAGACCAATTTGACAAGATCGTAGTCGGTTGCCAAGAAATCACTAAATTCAACAAAAATCTTTTGATAGAGAAACAGGCAAATCTTAAATTTAACGACGATTTTAAATGGTTAGAAGATTATGCAGGTGACGAATATTACCTTACTAAATTAAAATAGGAAATAACAATGGCTAAAACTAGCGGAGCTACATCAAGAATTAAACATGTTGTTAAGAAAACAAAACAAGGCGGCAAAGTTAAAACTTCAACGCTAAATAAAAATGCTAAAAGATCATATAAGACATATAGAGGACAAGGACGATGAACGACGAAGACTTAGTTCAAGCCATTAAACAGGCTTTTGCCAGTACTTTTGTAGTATATTTACAGGCACAAAACTATCATTGGAATGTAGAAGGTCCTATGTTCCCTCAATTGCATAGCCTATTTGGAACCATATACGAAGAAATCTACGGATCAGTTGATACCTTTGCAGAAGAAATCCGTGCATTAGGGTCTTATGCTCCAGGAACAATACATCGTTTTATAGAACTTAATACCCTGTACATCGACGATGATATTCCCGATGCAAGAGGAATGCTATCAAACCTATTACAAAATAATAACGACTTACTCAGTATGCTTAATGTATGTTTCGAAATGTGCGACAATGCTGGACTACAAGGCTTAGCCGACTTTATTGCTGGTCGAATTGATGCTCACAATAAACATGCATGGATGTTGAGAGCTACTCTTAAATGATCTTAACTTGTGGTCCTAATAATAATATTAGGACCATTAACTTTAGTCTTCCAATACTTCCAAACTTCTCAAGTACAGTTGTTAAAAAATTGTACTTTAGAACTAACAATCTTAAACAAGGTAACAGAATCGGAGTACTAATAAGTGGAGGGATCGATAGTGCCCTCTTATATTACCTAATGTTAAAAGAAAACCTTGATACCGGTAATAAATTTATTATTACACCGTATAGTATGATGAGAAAAGAAGGCTCAAAATACTTTGCTATTAAGGTAACTGAATATGTAAACTCCTTGTTTAATATATCAACTGAAAAATTAAATATCGTTGGAGATAATAGTCTAGAAGAAATCAAACAAGTCTCGTCTGCTGTAGACGATGTGTTAAAAGAAAACGACTTTGTTTATTTAGGTATTATCGAAGCACAACCTCAACATTTAGTAAACTGGGCAACCTTAAACTTTAAAGAAACTATAAACAGACGATACCCATTTTTAACCCTTAATAAGAGTCATATTATAGACTTAGTTATTAACCTAAATCTAACTCATTTATTTTCTATCACTCATTCATGTGCAATCAACGAAGAAGTGCCTTGCAATAACTGTAATGGCTGTAACGAAAGATCATGGGGTTTTGAGCAATTAGGCTTAAAACCCGCTTGACAAAAACAAAATATAAAGTATAATAAGCAGAAGGAGAAAAATATGGCAAAAATGTACGGGCCAGAAGAAAAAGCCAAACTTGAGAGAATTATATCAGAAGGAATTCAAATTCTCGACGAAATTGACAGTTTAAAAGAAGGTCTTAAAGAAACTGTTAAAGCTGTAGCCGAAGAGCTCGAACTTAAACCGTCTATTATTAACAAGGCAATTAATATTGCTCATAAAGATACCTGGAAATCCCACGAAGCAGAATGGGAAGAGATTGAAGGCATTTTAGGAATTACAAAACGAATCCCCGAATGACATTTAGTAAAGAACTTGTTATCGAATGGACTATTACTGCCTTACTTCTTGTAGGTGTAGCATTGACTAGCTTTAACATTTATCCAGCAAATCTTTGGGTATTACTTATCGGAAACCTAGGATGGATATATCTAGGGTATTACTGGCGTAAATGGAGTCTTTTTATAGTTCAATCAATTATTACTGCTATATACTTAGTAGGCATTATTAATCTATATTACTAAGGCAGGCGAGGCCATAAACCGCACACGAGGTATTTGTCAGCCGAAAATGACAAAGGAGAACTATGAGTTATATCGACGCATATTTTGATCGCGACGATGACATTATTCGTATTGTCGAACGATCTAAAGAGGGTAAAAGAGAATTTAAAGAATACCCTGTTAAATACAATTTTTATTACGAAGATACTAAAGGAAAATTTACTAGTATTTACGGAACTCCGTTAACCAGAGTTATTTGTAAAAATACTAAAGAGTTTCGTAAAGAGTTATCAATACACAATAACAAACGCCTGTTTGAAAGCGACATTAATCCGGTATTTACTTGTCTCGAAGAACATTATCTAGGTAAAGACGAACCAACTCCTCATATTTGCTTTTTCGACATTGAAGTCGATTTTGACCCAGAAAGAGGGTATGCTAGTCCTGACGACCCGTTTATGCCAATCACTGCTATTAGTCTACATTTAAAATGGGTCAATAGCTTAATTACTCTAGCACTAATTCCAAAAACCTACACTGTAGAATCAGCCAACGACCTAGTAAAAGATATACCTAACATATATCTGTTCACATCTGAAGCTGAACTATTAGAAACATTCTTGGATCTAATCGAAGACTCTGATATTATTAGTGGGTGGAATAGCGAAGGGTTTGACATTCCGTATACTGTTAACAGAATTAGTAGAGTATTAAGCAAAGAAGATACTCGTCGATTCTGCTTATGGAACCTATTCCCTAAAAGAAGAGAATATGAAAAATTTGGTAAACTGCAAGAAACATTTGACTTTACCGGAAGAGTACATATTGATAGCTTAGAACTTTACAGAAAGTATACATATGAAGAAAGACACAGCTACAGGCTAGATGCTATCGGCGAAATGGAAGTTGGTGAAAATAAAATACCTTATGAAGGTACTCTAGACCAGCTATACAATAACGATTTCCGAAAATTTATCGACTATAATCGACAAGATGTTACTTTGCTTAACAAGCTCGATGATAAACTAAAGTTCATCGACCTTGCTAATAAACTTGCTCATGAAAACACTGTACTACTACAAACCACGATGGGCGCTGTAGCAGTAACCGAACAGGCTATTATCAACGAAGCTCATCGAAGAGGGTTCCAAGTACCTAATAGGCCTAAGAGAGATGAGAATGAAGATACTGCTGCTGCTGGAGCATATGTAGCCTACCCAAAAGTTGGGATACAAAACTGGCTAGGAAGCTTAGATATCAACTCATTATACCCGTCAGCTATTCGTGCTCTTAACATGGGGCCTGAAACAATTATAGGACAGCTAAGACCTAGTTTAACTAAAAACTATATCGAAGAACAAATGTATGTTAAGAAAAAATCATTTGCTGCTGCTTGGGAAGGATTATTTGGTAGTTTAGAGTACACTAAGGTTATTGAACAAGATCGAGGTACTGATATTACTATCGACTGGGAAGATGGAGAATCTAGTATTCATAGTGCTGCTGAAATATATCACCTAATATTCGAATCAAACAATCCATGGATGCTATCAGCTAATGGAACAATTTTTACTTATGAAAAAGAAGGTATTATTCCAGGCTTATTAAAAAGATGGTATGCTGAAAGAAAAGAGTTACAGGGAAAACTAAAAGAGTCAATTGCTGCTGGAAATAAAATTGAAGAAGAATATTGGGACAAACGACAGCTGGTTAAAAAGATTAACCTGAACAGTTTATATGGTGCTATTCTTAATGCAGGGTGTAGGTTTTTTGATAAGCGTATTGGGCAATCAACTACACTAACTGGACGACAGATTGCTCGTCATATGGCTAGTAAAGTTAATGAAGTAATTACTGGAGAATATGACCATGTTGGTAAATCAATTATCTACGGTGATACCGACTCGTGTTATTTTTCAGCATATACTACTCTTAGAAAAGACATTGATGCCGGAAGAATTCCTTGGAACAAGGACAATATTATCAAGCTCTACGATCAAATTGCAGAAGAAGTTAACGGGACTTTTATCAAGTTTATGGAAGATGCTTTTCATTGTCCACGATCAAGAGGAGAAGTAATTAAAGCAGGAAGAGAAATTGTTGGAGAGAAAGGTCTGTTTATTACTAAAAAAAGATATGCTGTACTAGTCTACGACAAAGAAGGTAAAAGACAAGACCTCGATGGAAAACCTGGTAAAATTAAAGCTATGGGTCTAGACCTTAAAAGATCTGATACTCCAGCATTTATCCAAGAATTTCTTGAAGATGTACTTATAAAAGTTCTTACTGGTTCTAGCGAGCAAGAAGTTTTAGATTTTATAACTGATTTTCGAATAAACTTCAAGAGTCGTCCAGGTTGGGAAAAAGGATCTCCAAAACGAGCAAACAATATTACCGAGTACCAACATAAAGAAGAACGACAAGGCAAGGCCAATATGCCCGGACATGTTCGAGCAAGTATTAATTGGAATTCTCTTAAAAAGATGTATAATGACAAGTATTCTATGAATATCACTGATGGTGCTAAAGTAATTGTATGTAAACTAAAGGATAACCCTTTAGGTTATACTAGCGTGGCATATCCCGTCGATGAACTTAGATTACCTCAATGGTTTAAAGATCTTCCATTTGATCACCTCGAAATGGAAAATACTATTATCGATGCCAAGATAGATAACCTAATCGGTGTTCTAAATTGGGACATTAGAAGCACAGAAGAAAAGAACACTTTTAACAAATTATTTGAGTTCTAAACCTAAATATCATTAGAAAGGAAAAAATATGAAAGATATTCTGCAAGACCTAGTAGCACATACACATAGTTTAGGATTTTTACCCTTGATTAAGATCACAGGAGACAGCAAGGAAACCATAATCGAATCAATGAGTGAAGATCGAAGTGTAGTACTTAAAGCCACAACTAGTGATCCAGTTGACGAATTTGACGGTATCTTTGGAATGCCTAATTTAGAAAAATTAGCACTGCATCTAAAATGTCCTGAATATAAAGAAGATGCAAAAATTGAAGTTGTTCGAGCCGATCGTAACGGTGAAGAAATTCCTGTAGGACTTCATTTTGAGAATAAAGTAGGCGATTTTAAAAATGACTATAGATTTATGGCCACTGAAATTATTAACGAAAAACTAAAGAGCAGTAAATTCAAAGGTGCTACTTGGGATATCGAAATCGAACCTTCAGTGGCTGGAATTAGTCGATTAAAGATGCAGGCACAGGCTAACTCCGAAGAGCCTAACTTTCAAGTTAAAACAGATAACGGTGATTTAATCTTTAGTTTCGGCGACGCTAGCACTCATGCTGGAAGCTTTATTTTTCATCCATCTGTTCAAGGAAAGCTTAAACATGTATGGAGCTGGCCGGTTGTCCAGGTGACTAGTATCTTAGCACTTAGCGGAGATAAAATTATGAAAATTACAGACCAGGGTGCTATGATGATTAGTGTCGATAGTGGTCTAGCAAAATACGACTACATTCTTCCAGCACAGAGCAAATGACATTTAATCAATTATTAGCAGCTAATTCAGCTTTTCTTATACTGATTCTTATTGTATATAGGCATAGCACATTTACAGCAATAAAAAATTGCTACGGGATGTGGTTTAAACGAGAATATTGGACAGACTATAATACTGTAGAGTTTTTAAGTTGGGCTGCTAAGGCTGTTATTATCATTCCTGGACTCATATTTGGTATTAGTATTTGGTGGTTATACTTTTTAACATTAGTTACCAGCCTAACACTAATATGGGCCAGTAATAAAAAATTATTACCTACACTTGTAGGTTTCAATACCATATGGGTTTGGATAAGTTGTATGGTATTGTCAAAAAATCTGGTGACATAATGAAAAATCCTGAAGTAAAAGTATTAGTATATAATATACAACAAAGTTTAACAAATCTAAATAATCAACTCCTCGATCTTGCTAACCACGGAGTAACAGCTGGATTTACATTTGAAAGAGATGCTACTACTAATGCAGTTCGCATTCTTCTTAATACCTGTACTGAGATTGTCGACTATTTAGATGACGAAAATAATAATCAAAAGAGAAAGTAATGAACCAAGACTTGACTTCGACACAAAACGATTATGCTATATTCTTACCAGCTACTAGCGGGTTTTACTCTACATTTATTGGTAAGCAGCGTTATGGAAATTATGTAGATCCTGCCCGAGTTCCAACATCATTTCACAATGGTGTCGAAAGTCTAAATTATCTTGATCCTTCTTCATTGTTTTATTACAAATGGTGTTTATATTCAGCTGGACACGCTAACCTTGATCTTAACAAACAAGACGATAGTGAAGATATGTTTCGAAATAGAAACAGATCAAACTCATTTGTGTTAGGAGACAGTGGAGGCTTCCAGATTGGAAAGGGAGTGTGGGATGGTGACTGGAAAGATCCTAACTGTCCTAAAGCAGCCAAGAAACGCAGCCAAGTGTTAACTTGGATGGATAGCCTTATGGACTATGGAATGATACTTGACATTCCAGCCTGGGTTGCTCGTAGTCCAGCAGGTAAAGAGGCAACTGGAATAACCAGCTATCAAGAAGCTGTAAATGCAACCTATATCAACAATGACTACTTTATTCAAAATCGTAATGGTAATTGTAAATTCTTAAATGTTCTTCAAGGTGAAACTCACCAAGACGCAGAAGATTGGTATCAGCGTATGAAACACTACTGCGACCCAAAACAGTTTCCTAACAACCACTTCAATGGGTGGGCTATGGGTGGGCAGAATATGTGTGATGTTCATCTTTTGTTAAAAAGACTTAACGCCTTGCGATTTGATGGATTATTAGAAAAAGGAAAACAAGATTGGATGCACTTTTTAGGCACTAGTAAACTAGAATGGGCATCATTATTGACAGACTTACAACGAGCAATTAGAAAGTATCACAATGACCAATTCACAATCAGCTTCGACTGCGCTTCACCATTTCTTGCCACAGCAAATGGACAAATCTATATCCAAACAGAAACCGAAGACAGGACCAAATGGGTCTACCGAATGGTTGCTAGCGCAGACGACAAAAAATACTCAACAGACAGAAGACTGTTCAAAGACGCAGTTATACAAGACGGAATTTTTGAAAATTTCCAAAGCTCACCTGTTATCGACAAAGTTTTAATAAAAGATATATGCATATATGGTCCTAACGACCTAAATAAGCTTGGTAAAATCGGTAAAACTAGTTGGGATAGTTTTAGCTATGCTATCATGATGGGACATAATGTATGGATGCATATTAATGCTGTACAAGAAGCTAACAGGCAATACGATTTAGGAAAAATTCCAGCCATGTTAGTTGACGAACGGATTAATAGAGTATATTATAAAGATGTAGTTAATGAAATTTTTGCTACTAGCAGTAAGGCTAAATCAGAAGCAATAATAGAAGAATACGGAAGGTACTGGGATACAATTATTGGTACTCGAGGCAATACCGGTAAAAGCATTGTTAATGCCGATACTAAAGCAAACGAATTTGGATTGCCCGAAGCTCCTAATTTTAAAGATCTAAAGCAACCTAAAGTAGAAGAAATTGTTGAAACTAGATATGATAACTTTTTTGAATGATGACTATTAAAATAAATGTACGCCATTGAAGAAACGAATTCTATCAAAATCAAGGATTGAAATAATGACATTGCCAGACGAGCGCTATCGAAGCCTTATTCAAACTAAGAAGTTTCTCATGGAACTCCTTAGTCCGCATATAACTCCTAAGGTACCAAAGGCCATTAGAAATCGTGCCGAGGGACTGCTACGGCACTGGCCTGATAATTATATCTTAGAAATAATGTGCGAAGAAATGCCTGACTACTTTGCTAAAGAAATGGAACCAGTGTTCCGTATGATTAAAAAATACGAACAATCAAAAGAGAATTCAAATGAATAGAAACGGTCATGATAATATTGCGTTTTTTCAAGGTATTGAAGTTGAACACACGCCAGCTTACGGAAAAACAACTTTATTTGTAGTAGGTACTCATCCATTTGAAGATATTTCCAGTAACCTTGCAGGATGCGAACATATCTTCTTCGGTGCTAATCACAGCTTTAATCCCAAAGACTCAAGCGAATGGAAAGAATGGGAATCGATGATCGAATTTTTTCTTAAAAAAGATTACCTGTGCAGTTTAGATATTCCAATTAACTGCGTAGAAGAATTCCATGAAGGGGGGTTATGTGAATATAATAACTTTATTCCTCAAATAAGAGTACCAGTTCCTTATATTAAACTATGGAATTATAATACAATGCTAAAGATCGACGATAAAGATTTTGCCGCAACTAACCCAGGTGTTTGGAGTCATTCACTACATACATTAATGAATCGAGAAAACTTTACAGACTGGTCTAATTATAAAGGAGATAAAATATTATGACACCAGAGCAAGCAATTGCATCAGTAGTTACCCTACTAACTTCAATAGATAAAAAATTAGAAGCGATCGATTGGAAACTGTGGGAGTTCCATAAAAAGCTTCAAGTAGTAAAAATGCCAGCTAATTCTAGCAAAGAGAAAACTAACGAAGTTAAAGATGAATTAGTGCAAGAGACTGAAGTGAAGGACGCTGAAAAGAAATCTAGAACTCGCAGGACTGCTGCTTAAAATGAAAGAATTTATTATAAAAGAATATCCTCATTTTAGACTTAAAATTCGTATTTGGAATTGTCTTAAGCCAGATAGCCTAAGAACTATCGAATTTATACAAGAATGTATAAAGGATAATGAAGTTGATTTTAGTTCAACTTACCAATTTTTTATGACTAATGAAGAAATTAAACTACTAAGCCAAGGACTTGATAATGCAAGCAACTATGAAAATGCATGACATTAGGCCGCATAAAATGATTTGGGTGACATTTTGCAAGGAAGGTGTGCATTGTTACCCGGCGGCGGCAACAGATCCTAAACTTAAAACAGGAGACGAATATGACGTTAGCTTCCTCGGTACTCCGCATCGTCACATCTTCCATTTTAAAATCTGGATTCAAGTATTCCATGATGATCGTGATATTGAGTTTATTCAGTTTAAGCGTTGGTTAGAAAACCTTTATAACAAAGGCACACTTGAACTAAATCATAAATCCTGCGAGATGATTTCAGAAGATCTCCATGCTGAAATCACTGCAAGGTATCCAGGTCGTGAGATTTGGATTGAAGTAAGTGAAGATGGAGAAAATGGGTCGTTTATCAAATACTAATATGTTTTTAACAAAATTAAAAAACAGAGTTAATGAACTTACTGCATCGCATGTAGTAGAGCAAATAATAAGCCTTCCCATCTTTTCATTTGACCTTAGCAAAGATATAGATTGCAACCTTATTAAAGATAAATGCCTTAAGTTGAGATTAGAGTATGTAGAACATTATAAAGAAAATCTTGTAAAAAATGGATGGCAAAGCCCTTATTTCACAAAAAAATCAAAGGCTAAAGAATTTGAAATTTTTTCAGATTTGATTACTCTAATCGAAACTAAAATGTCTAGAATTGATCCTTACATTTCATTAGAAATAGATCATTTTTGGGCAATCATTTATGACCAAGACAACTATACCCAAGGATGGCATAATCACCTGTATGAAGCTAGTAAAAAAGAATCGGAAACTTTACACAAGTACTCTGCTGTTTTTTACCCGTTAGCATCTTTAAACTCAGCTCCTATAGAGTTCGAACAAGAGCAAAAAGAAAATATTCTAATTGAAGCTAGTACTGGAAAACTACTAATATTTCCATCTGTAGCAAGGCACCGTGTTCCAGTATCAAGCGATTTAGATTTAAGAGTGTCAATGGCATTTAATTTCGTTGTTAAACTCTCCTAACTATAAATTAGTGTATAAAATAAAATTAAACGGTGATTTATGATTTTTTTAATAGACTTAGAACCAGTAGAAACAAGATACACTGCTCAATGGAAAAAACATGTACCCGAAATTCTTAAAAAACAAGGACATCAAGTTCACGTCATCTCTGGTCCTGAAGATATTCCTAGTGCCACTACTCCTGGTGCCTTTCTTAACTTTGGCGGGACTAATATCTATAAGTCTCGTCAAGTTGAAGAGATTGCTCGCCTTTTTACCGCCGGAACCATTGTGGCCGGCGACCATTTTGTTTTTTACGATGCTTGGCATCCAGGCATTATCAACCTCAAGTACATGAGCGAACTTCTCAAAATTCCTGTTAAGATTCACGCACTATGGCACGCTGGATCATATGATCCCCAGGACTTTTTAGGTAGGCTTATTGGAGATGCTCCTTGGGTAAGACACGCTGAAAAAAGTTTTTTCCACGCCATTGACCATAATTACTTTGCTACAAACTTTCATATCAAGATGTTTGAAAAGAATCTTCTTGGGGAAGGCGATCAAAGTGAACGATATAATACTGCTCTTATGACAGTAGGCAAAGTAGTACAAACAGGGTGGCCTATGGAATATATGGAAACTATGCTGCTTCCATATAAAGGATTAGCCAAGCGTGACCTAATCCTTTTCCCACACCGTATAGCACCAGAGAAGCAGGTTGAGATATTTGAGGATCTTGCAGAACAACTTCCCCAATACGACTTTATCATCTGTCAAGAAAAACAATTAACTAAAGAAGAGTACCACCAACTATTAGGGCAAGCTAAAATTGTATTCTCAGCTAATCTACAGGAAACATTGGGCATAAGTTGTTATGAAGGTGCTCTAGTAGATGCTATTCCTATGGTACCAGACAGACTCAGTTACACAGAGATGTATTTTGACGGTTTTAAATATCCCAGTCATTGGACCTTGAATTGGGATAGTTATCTACAACATAGGCAAGAACTATGCCATCATATCATTGTGACTATGACACACTATGAGAAAAGATTAGTTCAACTAAGAAAACAAACGGAGGCACTCAATGAGCGATTCTTCTCAGCCCAAGAACTCTACAATCAATTTAGATGACTTATTAAAAGATTTAACTATTAATATTAATGATCAGCCAAGCATTACCTTAGATACTAGCTTTACTTACAATAACAATATGGCTGATTACCATTATACTTCAGGCAGTGGTGATACTATTACATTAACTGGAGCAGCCGCTCAAGGTTCGTACAATATATCACCGTTAACTACTGATCAGATTACTATCTTAAACGGTATTGACATTTCTAGCTTAAACCAGTATACTACTAGTAGTTGGTCATTAACCATGGAAGAATTTAAAGATAGATTTCCGGATTGGTACCGAATTAAAGACATGTGTACCAAGTATCCTGCATTAGACATTGCTTTAAGAAATTTTAGAACTGTATATGACCTTGTAAAATCAGACTATGACTCTCCTAAAGAATAAAATACTTCAATTACTCGAACGATTAGATAGAAAAAGAATTATTCTAGACCGTATTAGTAACGAGCCATACCTAGAAAGATACTACATATTTCTTAAAGATAGAAATCGTTTTCCTTTTAATATATTCCTTCATAAATTCTTAAAAGGTGACCCAGATGATGTTCATGATCATCCTTGGCCCTATGCCACACTTATTCTCAAAGGTGGTTATTGGGAATATACACCTATCTTTAACAACCTTGGAGAAAAAATTGGAGAGCAAAAACACTGGCGGGCACCTGGTCATTTTCGCATTAGTGCTGCTAATAGTTTTCATCGTATT